CCAGATAATATTAGGAAAGCTAAGAACGTCGCTCAGGCTTTAAAGCGTAGTCCTATTCGCTATGTTGATGGTAAGAAGATGAAAAATGTTATCAACTTTTAGTTAGGGAGGCACACGAAATGTTTCTGTCAACCGAAACAAAACCTGAAGTTAAAATGTCTCTCTTGGTGATTGCCAAGAAAACTACAGACTGAAAGGAAGTGGTCCATATCTAATAAAATAAGGGAGGTGCATACATGGTTCTATCTAACACAGCGGTGCCCATAGAATATGGCAAATTTAGGGAACAAGTCTTACGTGGTGAAATCCCTGTGAATGAGGAGATTTCTATGCAGATGAATCGTATAGACTTCTTGATAGAGTCGCCAGATTACTACTATGACGATGAAGCGATTCAGGGGTTCATTAATTTCTGTGAAAACGAACTCACTATAGCCGACGGTGGAGACCTAATCCTATTACCATCTTTCAAACTATGGGCAGAGGATTTGTTAGCTTGGTTCTACTTTATTGATGAGAAAGTTTGGAATCCTAAGAAGAAAAAGTATGAGTATGTGACTAAGAAGAAACGCTTAGTTAATAAACAGTATCTCATAGTTGCTCGTGGTGCTGCAAAATCAATGTATGCATCGTGTATTCAACAATATATCTTAGTTGCAGATACCACAACCACTCACCAAGTTGTAACAGCTCCTACTATGAAGCAAGCTGAGGAAACAATGAACCCTGCTAGAACCGCAATATCCAGAGCACGTGGTCCTTTATACCAATTTCTAACGCAAGGTAACATACAATCAAACTCTTGGTCTAAGGTTAAATTAGCTTCTACTAAAAAGGGTATTGAAAACTTCTTAACCAACTCTAAAATAGAAGTTCGAGTTATGAGTATTGACAAGCTACAAGGCTTAGGACAAAAAGTAAGTAGTGTCGATGAATGGTTATCTGGTAAAGTAAAAGAAGACGTTATTGGCGCTCTCGAACAGGGTGCATCTAAAGTCGACGATTATATTATCGTAGCAACATCATCAGAGGGAACATCTCGTAATGGTGTCGGCGATACAATCAAACTTGAATTGCAGGACATTTTAAGAGGTATATACTTTGACCCTCATACTTCAATTTGGCATTATAAGTTGGATGATATTTCTGAAGTTGGACATCCTGAAATGTGGTTAAAAGCTAATCCTAATTTAGGAGCCACTGTTTCGTATGATACTTACCAGAAGGACGTAAACTTAATGGAGTCAGTTCCTTCTAAACGTAATGATATCCTAGCAAAGAGATTTGGTATTCCAGTTGAGGGCGCATCATATTTCTTCTCATATGAGGCTACACTTTTACACAGACGCCAAAACTTTGATAACATGATTTGTGCTATGGGTGGCGACTTATCACAAGGGGATGACTTTACAGCATTCACCTTCTTATTTCCATTAAGTAACGGTTGCTTTGGGGTCAAGACTCGCTCTTATGTATCTGACTTAAAAGTTAGAAAACTTGACACCGCTATGCGACAGAAATACCAAGAGTTTATTAACGAAGGTACACTAATCGTTATGGACGGTGCAGTCTTGGATATGGTGGAGGTTTATCGAGACCTTGACAACTTTATAATGGACCATCAATACACAGTCGTATCTTTTGGTTATGACCCATACAACGCTAAAGAGTTGGTAGACATGTGGACAAGAGAACATGGGGACTACGGACTCACAGTAGTTAAACAGGGGAACAGGACTGAATCGGTTCCTTTGGGTGAACTAGGACATTTAGCATCTGAACGACTATTATTGTTCGATGAAGAATTAATGAAATTCGCTATGGGTAATGCTATAGCATTAACAGACACTAATGGTAACCGTAAGTTATCTAAGAAACGTGACAGTGAGAAGATTGATAATGTCGCTGCTTTGTTAGACGCTTGGGTTGCTTATAAACGTTTCCAGGAGGCGTTCGAATGATTAAAATGACGGACCGAATAAAACATGCCTGGAATGCGTTCACTGACAAACAAGCACTTACTTACAACTACGGTTATTCATCTTCACGACCATCATATAAGCAGGTATCATTTTTCAATACAGGCTCATATGTTTCGTCAATATACAACCGAATAGCTATGGATGTATCAATGACTGGATTCAGGCACGTTAAAATAAATCCAAAAAATGAAGATGTCACTGATATGGAAACAGGTCTTAATAGCTGTTTAACAGTTGAAGCTAACATTGACCAAACTCATATTCAGTTCATTCAGGATTTAGTTTACTCGATGTTCGATGAAGGGGTTGTCGCCGTAGTACCAGTGGATACTACAATAAATCCAGAACTAAGTGGTGCGTTTGACATCAACTCATTACGGGTTGGTAAAGTTGTGAACTGGTTTCCAAAGCATGTAGAAGTTAATCTCTATAATGAAAACACAGGACAATCTGAGCGAGTATTTATGGAGAAGAAGAATGTTGCAATAATCGAGAATCCATTATATGCGGTAGTGAATGACGATAACTCAACACTAAAACGATTAGTTCGAAAACTTAATCTTCTAGATAATGAAGAAGATGTTGGTCGACTTGATTTGTTAATTAGTGTACCGTATGGTATCAAGACTGAAACACAAAGACATCTTGCCGAAAAACGTATTGCTGACATTGAAGCTCAGTTAACAACTGGTCGTCATGGTATAGGTTACATTGACGGTACAGAGAAAGTAATGCAGTTGAACAGACCTGTTAACTCTCAGCTACCAGAACAGATTAATAACTTAACCCAACAATTCTACAATCAATTGGGCTTAACGCAAAATGTCTTTAACGGTACTGCTAGCGAATCAGAATTAAGAATCTATTACAGTCGAACAATCGACCCAATAGTTGAGAACATTATAGCCGAGTTTAATCGTAAGTTCTTAACGAAGACTGCTAGAACTCAAGGTCAAGCTATAACAGCTTATCGTGACCTGTTCAAGATTGTTCCTATTGAACAAATCGCTCAATTGGGTGATACGTTCAGACGTAATAGTATCGCAAGTTCTAATGAACTTCGTAAACTTATTGGCTTAAGACCGTCTAACGACCCTAAAGCCGATGAACTGTTCAATCCTAACATTGCAGATAAAAACCAAAACCCAGCTGGCAATTCGGAGCCAGGGGCAAAGGAAGAGGAGAAACCTGGGTCGCTCACGTCCCCTGACAACAGTCAAAATGGTGACAAAAATACTATAGGAGGCTAAGGGCTGATGGGGAATCGCAAGTATGATTTCGCTGGTTGGGTTACGAAGAATGACATTCGTTGCTCGGATGGCGTAACTATCAAGCACGATGCTTTCAAAGACAATGATGGACAACAAGTTCCTCTAGTTTGGAACCACAAGTACACCAGTCCTGGCAATGTCTTGGGGCATGTGATGTTACAAAATCGAGACCAAGGTGTTTATGGCTATGGGTACTTCAATGATAGCGAAGATGCCAAACAAGCCAAAGAGCTCGTTAAACATGGTGACATTTCATCTATGTCTATCGGTGCTCGAAAAATTAAGCGTAACGGTACAGACATTGTTCATGGTTCTATCTATGAGGTCAGCTTAGTATTGGCTGCCGCCAACCCAGGTGCAATGATTGAAACTGTTATGCAACATTCGGATAGCGGTGAGGAAGAGAAGAGTATAATTCATACTGGAACACTTATTCACTCCGCCGACGATGTGATCGAAGATGAAGACCAAAACATAGAGCATAAAGCTCAAGGAGGAGAAACACAAGTGGCTGGAGAAAATACTGAAAAAACAATTGGCGACATCATTGATGCTATGACTGAAGAGCAGCAAGAAGCTGTTTATGCCTTATTAGGTATGGTGACTGAAGCACAAGATGAGCAAGATGACGAAGTTGATAATGAAGCTGGATCAGAAGATAATACTAAACATAGTCAAGACACTGAAAACAGTGATGACAATATTAAACATAACAATGACAAGGGAGATGGAGAAGTAATGAAACATAACGTATTCGCAGGACAAGGTAACGAAAGTGCAGCAAACGCAACAGTATTAAAGCACGGCATCAATGAGGTATTAAAGCAAGCTTATACTAGCAAAGCATCTTCTCTTAAAGATTTAATCGCTGAAGCTATTTCAGACGGCTCTATCAAACACGGGGAAACTTTAACTCACGGTATTAACTCTATCGAAATGTTATTCCCAGACGCATTCAAATCTACAAACGGTAACCAACCAATTCTTTATAATGATCCTAACACTGCATTTGCTAAAATCTTGGATGGTGTTACCAAATCACCATTCGCTAAAGTTAAGACTCTAGTTGCCGACTTAACTGAAGACGAAGCTCGTGCGAAAGGTTATATCAAAGGTAACCTGAAGAAGGAAGAATTCTTCAGCTTAATCAAGCGTGCTACTTCTCCAACTACTGTGTATAAAAAGCAGAAGTTAGACCGTGACGATATCCTTGATATCACTGATTTCGATGTTGTTGCATTCATGAACGTTGAAATGCAAATGAAGCTTAAAGAGGAAGTCGCTCGTGCAATCTTAGTTGGTGACGGACGTGACTTCTCTGCTGAAGATAAAATCGACGAGCAACACATTCGTCCTATCATCACTGATAACGAGTTCTTTACTATTCACAAGTCTGTTGCCGCTGATAGTAGTGACTTCATCGAGAAAGTAATTACAGCTATGGGTGAGTACCGTGGTTCTGGTATGCCAGACCTTTACATTGACTTAACTCTATTAGCTACAATCAAGTTGCTTAAAGACAGTCAAGGTCGTTTCTTATTCGGTGACATTCCTTCAAATGCTGCCATTGCTGCTCGTCTTGGCGTTAACTCTATCGTTCCTACAACTTTCATGTCTGGTAAAGGTGCGGTAATCGTTAACCTACGTGACTACACTCTAGGTGCAGTTAAAGGCGGAGAAGTAACTAACTTTGATCAGTTCGATATCGACTTCAACCAACACAAATACCTAAGCGAAACTCGCTTGTCTGGTGCTTTAACAATGCCTAAATCTGCTATCAGCTTCGCTCCTACAACTGCTCTAGTTGGTGCAACTGACGCTGCTGCTGGTGTAACTAAAGGCGAACGCCAAGCTGACAAACTAGTATAATAGTTAATGAGTAAATTTGCAGGCTTGGTAGGCTATGCTACCCAAGAAGAAAGTGTTCCTGGTGTATGGTCTCCAGTCGAAAAAACCGTTATGATGAAAGGGGATGTCATTAGACAATCGTCGTCAGTTCAAAATGATGACAAAGTCAATAGTGATATTACCCTTAATCATAGGGTTTCTTTAATAGGTGACGCATACGCTTTTGACAATTACTACAACCTTAAGTGGATTACGATTAGCGGAAGGAAGTGGGAAGTATCGTCAGTCGAAATGCAACGCCCTAGATTGATTGTTACTGTAGGAGGATTGTATAATGCCTAGTAGATTAGAATTACATGCTGAGCTTGTAAAGTTCTACCCCAACGTATATTTTCAACCTCCTTCAACTATACAAATGACGTACCCATGTATCGTCTATAATAAAACTGATAGGATGAGACACTTTGCAAATGATGTTATCTATCTGAGTCAGCAAGAATATCAACTCATGTTGATTGAGAAAAATCCCGACAGCACAGTTGCTGGAGATATTGAGAAGTACTTTAAACATTGTGCTATTAATCAATACTACACAGTTGATAACCTGTATCACACAACACTAAACTTATATTATTAGGAGGCTTTTAAATGACTGGAAAATTAGTATGGGACCAAACAGGCGAACGTTTATATGAAACTGGTACTTCCAAAGGTGTCTTATTCATTCAAGGAACAACTGGAACTTATGGTGCAGGTGTCGCTTGGAACGGTCTAGTATCCGTTAAACAATCAAACGATGGCGCTGAAGAAACACCGATCTACGCTGACAACATGAAGTATCTTTCTCTGTTTTCTGCTGAAAACCTTAAAGGTTCAATCGATGCATTCACTTACCCTGATGAGTTCGAAGCTTGCGATGGTTCAGCGGCTCCAAACCCTGGCGTATATGTTGGACAACAAACTCGTGTACCATTCGGTTTAGCTTGGTCCACTATCGTAGGTAACGACACTCAAGGTAATGCTTATGGTGAGAAGATTCACATTATCTACAATGCGAAGGTATCTCCTGCTGAGCGTGCTTATGAAACTGTTAATGATTCACCTGCTGCTCTAACAATGTCTTGGAATTACTTCACAACTCCTGTTGACTTGTCCGATGTTGATCTTGAACCATCTGCTGGTATCGTTGTCGATAAATCTAAAGTTAGTGCAGCCGCATGGACAGCTTTAACTGATGCGTTATACGGTACTGCTACTGTTGCGTCTCACTTACCGACTATTCAACAAGTTATCACTATGACTGCTGTTTAATAATTTCAAAATAACCACAAAACCCTGAGGAGGATGATTTAGATGTTTAAACAAAATATTGAGTACGTTGACTTTAATGGTAATGAAAGGAAAGAGGACTTCTACTTCCATTTGTCAACTCCCGAAGTCATTCGTCTTGAAGCTGAAATCGGTGAACCTATTGATGTTCACACAAAGAGATTATCGGCTGAAATGAACTTGGCTGCTCTGTTAGCATTTATGGAGAAGATGATTCTTAATGCTTATGGTAAAAAGACTACCGATGGTAAGTCGTTCCACAAGTCTAAAGAATTACGTGAAGAGTTTGAGAACTCTCAAGCTTATGCTGAGTTCTTCGAAATGTTAATAAAGAATCCTGAGTTGGCTCAGAGGTTCGGATCTTCGGTTGCTGATAACGGCAAGAAGAAAAACCAAGTACAACCACAAGTAACTAATAATTAATGACATTTGAAAAGCAGTAGGGCTATTATAAACTTACCCTATTGCTTTTTTCTTTTTAATGGAGGTGTATTAAGTGCTTACAATGGATTTGGGCACTATGGAATTATACGATGGAATCAACAACGAGTTCATACACTATGAAGTTGGGGTAGTACGTTTCGAATACTCATTAAAAGCACTCTATGAATGGGAAGCTAAATGGAAGAAGCCTTTCTTAACCGCTAACTCAAATGGCGAGTTGTCTAATGAAGAGTTATTGGATTTTTATAAGATGATGGCTTTAGATCCAATTGAAGAAGAATCATTCACTGACGATGTTATGGTGTCACTATCCGAGTACATAGGTGACTCTACCACCGCCACAACATTCCATTCATTCGATAAAGGTCAAAATGGTAACAATAACACTAGAGGTAAGGTTTATACTGCTGAAGAACTTTACGCTATGATGATTATGGCTAACGTTCCTTTAGAGTTTGAAAATAGAAACCTTAATAGATTGTTAGTTATTCTACGAGTTATATCATCGTATAACAACCCACCTAAGAAAATGACTCAACAAGACATCATGCAACAAAACAAAGAAATTAATGCTAAACGTAAAGCACAATTTAAAACGAAGGGTTGATATAAATGATTAGTTATGAAGATGGGATTTTAACATATTTCGGTGACACATTCAAGGTTAAGTTAAATAGGTACTCTGACCCAGACAGATTAAATTTAGCTAAATCGGCTGCTATCTATTTGGGAAAGAGAGACTTCAAAAATGTTCGAAGACCCTTAACAATCCTACGTAAGCGTCACGTCCCAGCTATCTTCCGTGGCGAAATGGCTGAGTTTGAATTTATAGATGTGTCAAAAGAAGTGTACGACCACATCATTACGTATACTACTGCTAACATGCGGGCTGCTGGTGGTAACAGAGCATTGGTATCTGATGACTTCGTAATGCCAAGCGATAAAATGAAGAACCCAGAACGAGTTCGTGATAATATCATACGCTCAATGCAGGCCTACCAAGACAATCTTGAATCGGGTGAAACCCCACAAGTGTCTAGGTCAGCTATGCCAGTAGCCGCCAAGTTAAACACATTTCTATATCAATTCAACTTTGTCACGCTTGGCGAATCTATATTTAAACAACGAATCTGGGAGAAAGGAGCTCAAGGTAATACTGTAAAAGTTATTAAAGCTATGTTTGAACTATGTTCATTCATAGATAAAGATTTATGGGACACGTTCTACAAGTATCACGGCACGCCATCTATTGAATGGGCTTTAACTGGTGACAAGTTAGAAAAGTTAACAATGCACCAATTAGTGAACTTGCTCCAAGAAAGTAGTTTGGATATTTCGCAACGACCTGCCGTTGATGTATTACGTTCCATATTTGGAGAACAAAAAACAATGTGGTAAGGAGTTGGGTTTATGGAGATAGTATTCGATAGTAAGGGAGATTTCAACAATATTGAACAATGGCTTAATAATGTTGCTAGACGATCCCCTAATGCTGCTCTTAATAAAATAGCTATCGAAGGTGAACAAAGTCTTGCGGATAATACCCCAAAGGATACTGGTGCAACTGCTTCAGGTTGGCAAGCTAAGATTACAACTGAAAAAGGTATGTCCGAAATTGCTTGGATTAACACAGCACATCCACAATCCAATGTTAACGTTGCGGTAATCATTGACCAAGGTCACGGTACTGGAACTGGTGGATTCGTTCTACCACAACCATACATTAAGAAGTCTATGGATAAGGTATTTGCAACCGCTGGTGAAAAGATAGAAGAGGAGTTGATTAAGTAATGGCTGGGCGTCCGATTGATGAAAAGATTGTCGTTATGAAACTTGACAACTCCGACTTTACTAAGAATGCAGCTGATACAACCTCCAAACTTGGTAAGCTTAGAGATACTCTTAATAGGATTCCTGGTGTCAATCTAGGTAAGACAACAGAAGAACTTGGTAAAATTCAAAATGAAGCCAATAGCACTACTATGGATAAACTAGCTAACTCGGTAAACACTATAGCTAGTAGATTTACAACTATGGGTGTGGTTGCCACAACTGCACTTGCTAATATTGCCAATAGAGCTACGAATGCTGGTATATCTATAGTTAAGAGTCTATCTCTGGACCCAGTAATGGATGGTTTTAAAGAGTACGAACTTAAGATGGGCTCTATTCAGACCATTCTTGCAAATACGCAGAGGGACGGAACAACATTAGATGATGTTAAAAGAAACTTTGAAGAATTGAATCAGTACGCTGACCAGACTATATATAGTTTTGCAGATATGACTAAAAATATTGGTCTATTCACAAACGCTGGATTGAAACTTGACGAATCTACTAGTATGATTAAGGGTTTCTCAAATGCAGCAGCAGCCTCTGGTGCGAACGCTGAAGGTGCAGCTAATGCTGCATATCAATTATCTCAAGGTCTTTCTGCGGGTTACATCATGACTGAGGACTGGATGTCTCTAACCAATGCGGGTATGGGTAACAATAACATGAAGCGTGATCTAATCGCCCTTGGTCATGCTATGGGTAGCTTAGATAAAAACTTTACGACAGACCATGTGCTTGGCGACTGGAAAACTTTTCTGACAAAGAAGAAATGGTTAACCTCTGACGTAATGTCCACATATCTACAAGCTATGGCTGGGGATATGGATAAAGCGACGCTAATGTCAAAAGGTTTAACCAAGGCTCAGGCAGAACTATTACTTCAGAATGCAAAAACTGGCGAAGAGTCAGCAACTTTTATAAGAACATTCTCCCAGATGATGGGTGGACTCAAAGAAGCTATAGGTTCGGGGTGGGCTGAAACTTCAGAAATTATATTTGGTGACTTTGAAGCAGCAACTAAACTTTGGACTACTATGGGTAAGGCAATAGGTGGTTGGTTTGGTAAAACCTCAAAAGCACGTAATGATTTACTTAAGGGCATTGCTAACAGAGGTGGATTCGAAAACTTATTCTCAGGAATCGCAAATGCGGTCAAACCAATTGGACAGATATTCTCGTCGATAGGAAAAGGTTTTAGACAAGCGTTTCCACCAAAAACCGCTGATGACATTACTAAACTAACTCATGCATTTAAAGATTTCACAGCTGGGTTAAAGTTGAGTGATGGAACAATGGGTAAACTTACAA